TTAATACTACTACGTCACTACAACGTCACTACAACGTCACTCTCACCCTCCTATTGCTATCACATTCATCGCTATACACATACATACTCAACCATAACGCACTATGGTCTACCAAAACGACATCGGTAGTTAAACGAGATAACATTTTTAATTTTTCAATATAAACCATATATGTTATAACTCCATTGTTGCGCACCATCTTATCAAATACAATTCCCTTATACCTTTCATTCATTATATGAGGGTTTTTTTCGCACATGGTCATAAGCTCACAGTCAGTTTGGACTTTACGGATCGAACGCATAGAATCATTTATATATTCCATTTTACCCAACCATTTATTCAAAAAATCCATGGACATATTGCTCTGATTTTTAACCATATTAAATTTATTGAAAAACATCTGTTGATTTAATAAATCTACCAATCTTCTTATAGGACTGGTCATATGAACATAATTTGTCTTGTCAAGAACATCGTGGCGCATATTATCCAAATTCTCATCAAAAATTATATACTGTCCGCTTAAATTTTTCCAATTCTCAATCAGACGACACATTTCATCTGATAAACTTTCATCTTTTATAGGAACAACTACATTCTTGGCAATAGCACTTCTAAAAATGCCAAATTTGTTCTTAACCATTAAATCTCCACATCGACTATTCATAAACACCATCCAATGAGCAACAACTTCATGACTATCCTCAATGTCATATTTAATGCATTTCGAAATGCGGAACAATGTATTGTAATCTGGGTCGTCATTCAATCTACGTTCGTTATATGCATAATTGTTTCTAGTTCGAATCATCACATTCTTGAATTCTACCATTTCGTTTCCACCTTCGTCTTTTACTATTTCGCCATTTTCATTCATAATTACATCCATGCAAAAAGCAAAACGCAACTGTTTCTCAATTAGACTACAAAGATTATCCGATAAAATAGTAGGCATCATAGGACGACGGCGGTCGGGAAGGTATATGGTAGAAACTCGATTTGTTAGAGATTCCCACAGTCCGAAGGACTCCATCCAGAAATATACATTTGCTATATACACACTTATTTTATAATTACCGTTACCTATGTTTTTTATACTGAACGCATCATCTAAATCCTTGCTGCCTTTGGGATCAATTGAAAATACATTGGCGTCTAATCTTTTTTCAATGTTGAAATCAGGATTTTTCAATATTGTGTCAATGTAATCTTTGTAATTATCGTCTTTGAAAATCTTCTTAGTTTGTTTTGTGAATTCTGAAATAGAATGACTGAGATTTCTTCTATACAATTGGTATTCATAAAATACCATCAAGTTATTAACATCACCTAGCACATTAATTAACATACCGATTGGGTGTTTATGAGTCCAATTATCGAATTTAAACACAACATATTTATTGGTGAACTTTTTGGAAAAGCCCATCTTCATATCATATGGAATTAAGAATATAGGCAACCTTGTGTCATCGGGAACGCACTTATAATAAGAGCGTTTACCATTGGGCGTTCTACCAAACGTCTTATTTTGTTCGAGAATAAGTGTTCCAGCAAGTGTAGGGCACTGCCTAGCATTTGAAGAGCATATAGACCCGTCATAATTGATAATATCATTTGTAAAGAGTTTTTGTTCAATTGGATTTATTCGTTCAAGTTCGTCGTTTACCATTTCGTGATTTGTGTCGAAATCATGAAATTTCCAATTAGAATAACTACGGTCGTCGATTAATATTCGACATTTCATCTATTGTTAATAACAAAATGGGTTTATGTTGATTTAGAAAAAGTAATTTTATAAAAATATATATATATAGTGTATATAATGGTCAGTCTTTGTGTAGGAAAACGCCCCGTAAACCCCAATCGCTGTAAGAAACTCCGCGGATGCAAGGTTGCGTCTGGTAAAAAACGAACATTCTGTAGGAAAATTAAAAACAAGAGGAAAAGCACCAAGAACGGTGGTAAAACCCAGAAGAACAGAACATGTAACAGGAAAACTCGCAAAAACAAAAAATAAATTTATTTCGTCAATACACTGATATATTCAATATATCAATGTAATTATTAGTTGTCGCGTTCTGAAAGGTTGTAGTGTTTTTGTTATGATATTAATGAAAAAACAAACATTGTTCGATTTTATAAAAATTGAAGCAAATAACATGGGTTTAAGATGTGTAAACATACCAATATGCTCATAGAAAAGGAAGGACAAACATTTAACGTTTCAGGTGTGTATAGTGAGCGTTGGTTCTCTCAGAGTAATTTTAATAAATGGGAACCCGAAACGTTTTGCATATTAAATCATTACCAAAATAAAGACGGTGTGTACATTGATGTCGGTTCGTGGATTGGACCTACCGTTATGTATGCGTCAAGTTTATTCAAACGTGTAATGGCAATGGAACCAGATAGAATAGCTCTGTATAGATTGAAACAAAACCTTAGTGTGAATGAATACAAAAATATAACGATTATAGATAAATGTCTATCGCGTGAAAATGGGACTATAGACTTCGGTGGAAATGGTAAATGGGGAAATTCTGAATCCACGATGTTGGTATCAGATAACGATTACAGTTCATGGGGTGGTCGATGGGACAAAGACGCTAGAGAAAATAATGTAAAAACGGTAAACACAATTACAATGGATAAAATGCTAGAAGACGAAGATATTAACCCGACTGATATTTCATTGATCAAAATGGACATTGAAGGGGGGGAACTCATTGTAATACCCCATTTACAACACTTTCTACGTCAACACAAACCCATATTTTATATTTCATTACATTATTGTTTTCTTAAACTAGAACATATTATAATGATTTTGGATATTCTGTTTAATATATACGGAACGTGTTATGTGTTTGATGTAACTGGTACAAAACAAGAAGTGACAAAAGAAGTTGTTTTAACACTTAAACTAAAATCTCTTGTATTCGAGTGATTACAATTTCACCATATACATAGTGTCAAATATCATTTAAATATTATATAAAGACATTGTACGTACTACATTAAATGCCAGTTCTTCGTCCACGCACACCCAAGCCAATCACAAAACCAGTTTCGTCAAGTGGAGTAAGGTCTTCGTCTCGCATCGTTACTCCCACCGATAGATTGAGTCCAGTTGTTTTTGCTCGGGTTAGTTATAATTAATTCGATGAAAAAATGTTAACTTTAATTTAATGGAGTAAATTTTTTATTTAAATACTTTTAGTTTTTTTCTCTGTTTATTTTATAATATAAATGCCCCTTTTTAAAATGATAGCTCCGCTAATTTCATACCGCGTTTATTTCTCTTATGCTGATGAGGTTCATTGGCAATTAGCATTCGATTTATTGTATGACGATAAACTTAAATTGTGGTATTTATACGAAGATGAATATAATAAATTAAATTTAGTAGATGGCGATGGAGTTAAAGAACACATGAAACCATTTAAGGCATATGGACGACATCAGCATTTTTTGTGATTAAACAAATTTAAAGGTATTGCATTTTATATACAAACAAAAAAATGGTTTTGTAGGGAAAATATATCCGGTTACAAGCTGGATATATTTAGTTTATTAGATTTATAATAGTTGTTGTCTTGCCTGTTCCTGGTGGTCCATATAATAAGATATTTGGGAAATAGTCGTGTTCTAGTATATTCTTGAATAATTGCTTATTTGTTGGATCTAGAACTATGTTCTCAAATTCGGTTGGGCGATATTTTTATGCCCAAGGTACGTTTTTTTCTATACCATTCATTATAATGAATCACTTATGCTTTTATTTTATAAAGTTGATTATAAAATTTATTTGGTGCTGATATGCCTTCAAAGACCGCCGCTACTGAAAGTGAATTTACAGGACCAGAGATCGAGGAGATTGATTAAGGACCACAAAAAATATAAAGATATTATTAATACCTTTATCAAAAATGGTTATATATATTATTGAATTGGAAAATAGTAAATATTATGTTGGTAAATCTGATAATCATAATTTAAGAATAGAAAATCATAACAATAATCTCGGTTCGGAATGGACTAAATTATATAAACCTGTTCGCACTATTGATGTCATTCATACTGTTGATGATTTTGATGAGGATAAATATACTCTTGCAACGATGAGAACATACGGGATTGATAATGTTAGAGGGGGGAGTTTTAGTCAATGCGTTTTAACAGATCCTGTTCGGGACATCATTAACACTATGCTTTGTACCGATAAAGATCTTTGTTATGTATGCGGTGGTTCAGGACATTTTGCCAACCAATGCACTGTGCTTCGTAAATCACCGACCCCCCCTGTTCCACCTCATGTTCCACCTCCTGTTCCGCCTTCCAACGATAAAGGAAATAAATGGTGTAAATGTGTATCGTCGCGGGTTAGTAAGCATAGAGTCAAAAATTGTAAATTAAAAAAAGTTATAAATGCTACAGGTAAAATTATTGTTGCAGTTGCTGATGCCATTATGGAGGAAGAAGAGGAGAATGAAAAGGAGAAGGAGAAAAACAATATTTTATCTACGAATAATAATCCAAAGAGTAAATTATTATGTACGAGATGTGGTCGCAATACCCATACGCTCAAACAGTGCTACGCAGTTAAGCATATCAAAGGATATATTTTAAAGTAAATAACATTATTATTATTATTATTATTGTATTTTTATCATAAAAATTGATTACTTTTATGATATCTCTTTTACTGTATAAAATACACACTTGACCCAAGTATTCGATGCTGAATAAAGTGTAGCACGACAACCTGATGTTATGACCCTTGAGAGTCGAGAAGTCAAGATGAACTTTGGAGTTAATTTTTTTTAAACCTCTATGTATAGCATCAACAAGTAGCGCCATTATCATCGGCACTTGCCAGTAGTTAAACAAATAAAAATATATAGTATTGTGTTAATATATAGATAGCATTATGTTTGTTGGGAAAAAAATATATCCAGTTACAAGTCGAATATATTTAAATCTAGGTTTTTATGATGTAAATAGAGCAAAAGGATATGGTTGTCTTTGGGATTCGCGTCGTAATATGTGGTATTTTCATGACGATGAATACAAACATGCCAGAATTGAGGAGAACATAGATTTGCATACAGAATTAAAACCGTTTAAGATAATAGGTGACGTTAGGTTTTACATATAACGTATAGCAATAATATCATCACAAATGGCATTATTAAATACATTAAAAATTGAACGTAAAAATATGAATATAATAATATGTAGATAAACAATACATGTCACAAACAAAAGGATTGAAACGCGATACAGTTGATAAGTTCTATACTAAGCCAAGTATAGCGAGTGACTGCTTGAAAGCATTTACACAACACATTAAACTTGACAAAAATGATATATTAATAGAACCAAGTGCCGGAAACGGTGCGTTTATTTCGGAAATGCGCAAACTTAGAAACACATCATTGTTTTATGACATAGAACCAGAGAATGATGTTATCACACGTCAAGATTATTTAACATTGAATCTCGATATAATTAAATACAAGTATCATGTAATAGGCAATCCTCCATTTGGTCGTCAGTCATCT